CAACTGACCTTTGTATTTAGGATCACGCCATTTAGCAGATTCTTCCATATCTTCATAATCTTTAGGATCATGTTCTTCATAGTGATAATACTCTAATGCTTCTTGACGGCTCCATCCGTATTTTCGCATTAGGTGTCGAATTTTTCTTTCTTCGTCGTCCTCGTGATGAGCATTTTCTTTTACATCTTTTTTAGTCATCTTTTCTGTTTCTCGACGAGCTTTGTCACTTAGGTTAGTTACTTTGCCACGGCCTTCTTTGCCTTTAGCCTTAACCCATTCGCCTTCTTCTTTCCAACGAACAACATTACCGTGTTCATCTTTTTCTTCAGTGCGTTCTTCTTTTATCTGCTGATACATTGCCGATAGCTTGTTAACTAGCGACTCGTGGTATGGATTACCGCCACCTTGCTTTTTATGCGGCTCATTGGCACCTTTGCTGTGCATATCATTACCATTGTGAATTATAGCATCTAGCCCCATTGTATGAGGGCCACGATCTCCGTGAACAGCATTGCCAAACTTTTCTTCAACTTGCTCTTCTTCAAAGTTTTCCGGTTCGCCGATTACCATGTCATCAGCACCACGTGGCTCGTGTGATGGACCTTCACCGTTTTCAATATTACGCAACACTGCCATTAGGTCTTTAATACCGCCAGGGCCACTACCGTTCATGCTAACATTCATGCTGACTGTATCAGGTTGTTTTTCTGGTTCGTGATGCATAGGCATATCCATTGCAGGAGCTGGCATCATCATAATACTTTCTTCTTCTCCTTGGATAACAGGTTCGCCAGCATGCTGATCAGGCGCAACATTAGGAGCAGTAGGTTCTAAAACTTCTTCTTCTGCTGGCATAGCTGTTGCACCATCTGCTGGCATAGTTGGTTGACTTGGAGGTGTCGCGCTGGCTCCCATCTCAACCCCGTCTTCTTCAACTCCACCGTTATGGTAGTGATGCATTTCTTGAGATTCAGGAACCGGCTTGTCTAAGCTCTGTATCTTTTTATATAAGTCTAAAAAATTCATATTATTTTCCTCCCAATGGATGTGGAATTTTGTTTTGTTTTGTTCCTATTGGGCTAGCTGACTTTTCAGATATTGTTGATTGTTCTGTTTGAGCTTTTACTTTGCCAGCTTTAGGAAATAATTTATCATTTACTCCGGTATATTCTTCAGTATGCTTAGGTTCTTTGCTTAATTCTTTTAGAAAAGCTAGTTTACGCTTTTCTCCTACCATTTCTTGTCCACCTGGTGCAAATTCTATTTCATGTTTATTTAAAAATGCTTCTCCTGACAGATTATCGTGTTCATGATTAATAGCAAGTTCTTCTTCTTCTTGCATGTTACGCACACGTATTTTTGCAGGCACAACACTTAACTTGTCAGCAACTGCTTCTCTTACTTGAATACTATTTGCAGGATAACTCAAAGTTACATCAAATACTGTAACTCCAACGTTTTCTAATTGTGGAAAATCAGTTTGTTTTTCAGAAATTGGAATGCTTTTTCCCGAGGAACAAGCTTCTACTTTAAATGTAGCTAAAGCTTCTTTGATCTTTGCAGAAGCATCTTTTGGGCATTCTCCTGCAACTTTAATTTTAAATTCGTAAACTCTTTTACTTTCTGTTAAGTATTCTTTGTATGATTTCATAGCATGATCCTAGTCATATATTTATTTCAAATTCTTTAATTTTTCAAGTAAACTATTACGATCACTGATGATCACGCCGTCACCTTGTAAAGTAATTCCGTTATCGTTGTTGTTTGCATCTTGGTCTAACTTTTGCTTTTTAAGCTGTAGGTCGATCATTTTTAATTTTTTATCTAACTTAGCTGACTTAGCATCAATGGCATTTTTAAGCATACTGGCTGCAACTTCGAACATACGAGCACTGTAACGAGACTCTACGTTCATGCCTAAATCCATAATATCGTCATAGGCATCAGTAGCTTTTTTAGCAAGTTCATCTAATTCTGCATCGCCTAGATCACCTAATCCTTTAACTATGGGCAAAGCTGCCGAGATCTTGTCATATTCATTAATATCTCTTAGCAATGGAGCAACTTCAGCTTTGGTCTGAGATTTTTCCTCTTGTTTTAGGATTTTTTTGCTTTCAGGTAAGTTTAAAATTTCTTCAAGTTTTTTGGTCATACTATTACTTATGCTTAGAGTTTACTGAAGATATCATTTTCATTAAGAATACGGAATTTTATACCTTGTTGTTTAGCCCAAATGTTAGCAGCCTGCCATTTGGCTTGATTCTTAACATACTGCGCTTGATTGTATTTGTTTTTGCCCACACGTTCTAGTATAGTTTGACTTGCTGGTTTAATCTCAATTAATTCAGTTATCATTCTGCCAAGTTTATCGACATACTGTATAAAAAAATCAGGAACATATATTGTTTGGCGTTGAGTAAGAGGGTCTCTATACGGTATTTGTATTGCTTCACTTGCCCATTTGGTAATACTTTCATTAGTATCACAAAAGTTCATAAAGCTCCATTCCCAACTTGATCGATACGTGGGAAGTTTATTCCCTACATATTTTTCTGGGTGTTTCATTACAAACTTACCGCGAGCAAATTTAGTAGCCATTATACGAGAATGTTTCTTGTTTCGTAAGTATCTACTAGTGGTGCTATTCTATATCCTAGTAAACTAGTATTTTCTCGATAGGCATTAATAACTTGTCCAACAACTTGACTTAGTTGAATGTCAGTTAGTTTTTTAAGACTATCTATTAGTTCAAACACACTTACATTATCTATCCTAGCTTGATTTAATAAAATAATAGTAATACTCTTACTACTAGATTCATCAAACCCTCTCTTTAAAAAAAATCCTGTTATAGCATCAATTTGTGCGGCGGGAAATGTTACTTCGTGATTAAAAAATTTATCAAAAAATTGTTTAACTGTAGCTTGTTGTCCAGGAACTATATTACTAGGTAAATTTGTTTGATTCATATTATCCTCTTGGAGTTGCTTGCGTAGTAGCTGTTGCAGATTGTGCTACTGGAAATGCAATACCTTGTATTCCAGAAACTCCTTGAACTGCCGTGCTTGCAACATTATCTAATAAGCCAGGAATGCCATTAGTTGTTAATTGTTGTGTATTCTCGTAAGTATTAACTGTTTTACTAGCATTTATCAGTGATGAAAGCAGAGTAGATGTCGGTGCTGAAGATAAAAAATTAGGACTTGCTCTATCAGATGGTGTTGCTATTAACGGACTAGGAGTTGTATCGTAATGTTCTAAACCAAAGCCTTCTACACTGCCGTCAGTGGTTATTCCTGAATCATATGCTACAGCTTCATACTGTATTTGTAGATTGTTATCGTGGGTGCCGGTGCCCGAGTAGTCTAATTTATTGTGATTCCACTGAGTAATAATAGGATTAATTAATCTATAACTTACCCATTCATGTCTAGCCATTTGATAGATAGTAATATAATTAAAAAATGGTAATTCACTTCCCGTGTTTAGTCCCATCGGAGCTACTTGTGAACCAAAACTTTTTGTTGCGTTTCGAGAAAATGCTCCTGCTATGTTTGCACTTGCAGAATCTGCATAGTAATAGCTATAATAATTTTGCCACAGTTGATTTATAACACCCATGTTATCGTCGTGGAATACCATTGTTATTGGATTATATTTCTGTCTGTATTGAACATTGGTTTTTCTATTGTATTGATTTAACGTTTCAGTTTCAAGATTAAAGTTAGGTAAATCGGTGCTTTTAACTAACATATTAATTTCTGTTCCATGTCTTTGAACTAAAGTTACATCTCTACAAGCGGCTGGATTTATATTAAACGCAACATGGAATAAAAATTTATGTTTAGGTGCTAAACGAAAATCATCGTTGACAAACAGACGACTGGCTGTTTGTGAATCACGGAATGTGATTTCACCTTGGTTTGTTAGATAACTAGTTGGAGCAAAATTGGGCATAGTATTATTTATTTAAAAAATAAACTGACCACTTAATGCTAGTTCATAAAAAAGCCCACACTGTGGGCAATTTTATTAAGCAGAAGCAGAGCCAGCTGAAGTTGCCGCTGTTCCTTGCAATCTTGCTGTCGGAGCATCTGCGCCGCCGATAGTCTGGATGCAGTTGTCTGGTTGAATAGTTAAATCAATTGTCATAACGTCTTGAGCGCCGTATCCTAAAGCATTGTAGTTTGCCTGAGTAACATAACAACCGTAACATTCCCATTCTTCTAGAACCTTAGGAGCAAAGTTTCCGTTTCCTCCGTCTAGCATTTCAATTCTCATTAGGAATTTATAATCACCTCCAACTGCCGCAGAACTTTGTTCAAAGAAGTCGTATTGTTTCTGCATCTGTTGACCAATTAGTTTACTTACATTTCCATTTACATCGTCACGAAGTTTTACACTAAATGTATTCCATTTTGGTCTTCCTGCATAATGTATTGTAGAGTTATAAACCATAATGGTTTGATCATCAAATTGGACGTTTGGTCTAGCTGCCTCGCTAACTTGCTTAGTTAGTTCAACAAGATCGCTAGGACCACCTGTTCCAAAATTCTCCATAGTGATTCTAAAGCGATATTTTAGCTTTGGAAATAATAAACCTTGTGAGCTAGCACTTTGACCTGATGCTAGCGGGACAGTAAATCTAGATAAACTTGCGATTGCCATTTGTTATGCTCCGTTAATTATAATCCTAGTGCTTTAATAGCACCAGTGTTCTCTAGACGAATTGGAATGTAAATAAACTCTACTGATTTTACTGGTTCAACAGCAATATCTAGATATAGTTGATTACGATCAATTCGACTAGGTGTGTTATTTGAGGTGTCGCAAACTACAACGTAGTCATAAAGAGCACGTTGGCCTACTAGTTCTAGTAATAAACTTTCTGCCTGAGCTTTAATTTGATTACGTGTTATTGTATCATTTGGTTCAAAAACAAACGGTTTAGCCAGTTGTGTAAATTGCTGACGTAAGTAGATTACTAAACGTGCTACGTTTATTCTATCTAAAGAACTAGCAACGCTAGCACGAGTGTATTGACCGTAGTTCACTAATCCAACACCGCGTAGGTAAGTTAATGCATTAACTTTGATTCCAGCTAATGTATCGCGTTGACCTGTGTTAAACGCAACTGAATGGAATTCGCCAGTAATGCTATCAACATAACCAACTGACGTTGCATTAGTAATACCACCACGTCTAACACCAGCTGGTGCAAACCATGGATACGAAACATTATCGCTTAATGCAATAGTGCGTAGCATCATGTGACTTGGCGGAACAACAATATTATTACCCATTAAATCTGTTGAATAACCCCATGGATAAAATACGCCTAAATAGTCGTCGAAACTAACTAGACCTTTGTCTCCATTGTCTAGTGCGCCAGCATTGTTCATACCCCAATTGTTTAGAGTAGTTGCATCTGGAGTTAAACGAGCTGGTGCATCACCAACTACAAACGCTGAAATTCCACGATCATAATTTAATGTAATCATGTCGCCGATTGTTTCAGGATATCCTGGGCAAGCAATTAAGTTAAACACACGTGATTCTTCGTCACGTATTTGTTGATTGCTTTCAATTAACGATTTAAGAGCTTGTAACACAACTTTACGTTGTGCTAAACGTCCGAATGATCCAGAACCGTCTTCTTGGTTAGCGGCTGCGCTTACCCAACGGTTAGGATAATATGTTGACATGTTGTCACCAGCTGGAAGATTGTAACGATGATTAATTCCAGTTGTGTCTACATATCCAACATGATATTTCTTAACGTTAAATCCTGAACGACGTAAGTTCCATAATAACATACCTTGTGGATATAGTGCAGGATCGGGTGCATCAAAATCTAGGAAGTTGCTAGTTAGTAAATTAGCAATAGTGCCAGCTGTTGAACTTGCACCGTTAGTAGACCAACGAGCGTCTGCAAATAAAACACCGTTTTCAGTTGTTTGATCTGATGTGTCTAACGCAACCCATTGTTTTGTGTTTGCGTTGTAACGTTTAATTACAGGGAACATGTCTAAGTCACCTGATGTATCAATCCATAGATCTCCTGTAACAAACGAATTTTGTCCGTCCGGTCTAGCAGTAGGCTGACTTGCCGCAATGATTGGACCATTTGCATCAGTTAAGTTATAGTAAGGACTGCTAAATGTAGTTGTTCCGTTACCGTGGAATTGCAATCCAACCCATGTATGACCATTATGAACTAATAGGTCGACTTCATCAATTGTTGAATCATACCACAATGTGCCGTCTGCTGGAGTAGTAGATGGAGCAGTTGGGCTTAACGCAAACAAACCAACACCACTAACTGTGCTAGTCCATTGTGACCCGATTAAACGTGTGTTATCAGCTGGATATAATGGTGAGTGAGAAACATTTGCGCCAGAGAAATCATTGTAGTTGATTCCTACCATGTTTTGAATACTAATGTCTCCACCATTTTTATGTGTAATAGTAACAGCACCAGTTGTTTGATCAACACTGGCAGTAATATATTGGAATCCTGCGGCTCCAATTGCGTTACCAATTGCGTTACCTGTAGTAACAGGATTTGTTACAGCAGTAATACCATTAATGGTTATGTATGAGCTCAAGCTAGCACTTGCGCTTGATTGACCTGGTAGTGTTTCAGCCATGTTAAATGATATAGCACCACTAGTAGGTAATATGTTTAATAATATACTAGTTGCACCAACGCTTTGACGTGCATTAACTACAAAATTAACAGCACTAGTTGTTGGATCTTGGAAATATCTAACGTAAACTGTTCCCAATGCTAAGTTAATACCGCCGCCTGTTGGATCTAAATTATATAGTGCTTCGTGGTTTGATCCATACAAATTAGAAGTAATTTGTGACCAAGCCTTAGTTGCCGCACTGTATTTCTTAACAACCCAGTTTGCTCCTAAGTTAGGATAAGTTGTTTTAACCCAAACGCTACCGCTAGGTGCATTTAAGGCGTTTGATTTCCACTGTGGAACTTGTGTATGTGGGCTCAATTGTAGTAGCAAATCAATATAAGTAATTGACATTGCAACTGGAGATCCCGAAGTCCCAGTAAAAGAACTTACACTTAATGTCCAAGTAGAACCTGAACCAGAAGCAATTGTTGCTGAATTTGCGCCATTGTTCCATGTAACAGTTTCGCCGATTGCAATACTTCCACCAGACACTCCGCCTACTATGTGTAACGTATTACCCGAAGCAGGAACTCCTGCGGCAGTAAATGTTAGACCAGTCGGTGTTCCTGCTATTGTTGTAACAGCACTACCGTTACTTGTTGCAGATAATGTAAATGTTGTTGTTCCATTAGTTGAAATAACATAATAAGTTTTTGGATTTGTATAACCTACAATGCTCGGAGCTTGTAAAGTAAATGTTAATCCAGTAATTAAACCAGAAGTAGTTGTAATAGCAGAACCATTGTAACTTGTTGATAAAGTAAACGTAGAAGTGCCATTAGTTGCTGTGATATAATAAGTTGTTGGATTTGAATAACCAGATAGTGTTCCAGATCCTGCAACAACCGTTGCTGTAATAGCACCAATAGTTGTTGTAACAGCCGAGCCATTTAACACTGTTGACAATGTAAATGTTGTTGTGCCGTTAGTAGCTGTAATGTAATAAGTTGTCGGACTTGCATAGCCAGAAATTGATGCGGCACCTGCTACAATTGTAGCGCCAGTTAATGTTCCAGCTGTAGTTGTAATGCTTGGACCGCCACTAGTTGCCGACAATTGGAAAGTTGTCGAACCGTTAGTTGCGATAATATAATAAGTAGTTGGGTTCGAATACCCAGTGATTGTAACACCACTTAATGATCCGCTAATTGTAATTGTTTGACCAATTTGCAATGTTGTAGCAGACGCAGATCCCATTGTAAAGTTACCACCTGTTGCAACTGTTACAGATCCAGTTAAGGTAGTAGCAGTATTAGAGCCAGTAATTGTAACCGGTTGTCCAACGGCTAGTGTAGTGCTAGAACAGCTAAATGTGCCAGTTAAGCCAGTTGCTAATACATTGCTTAGTGTTGAACTAGAAGTTGTTCCGGATACAACAATTTGCTGTCCTACTTGAACTGGGCCACCACTTCCAAAAGTAAATGTTCCAGCAGTGCTTGTTGATGTAATTGCATTTAGAGTTGTATTAGTATTAGAAATTGTTCCACTAATTGTTACTTGCTGACCTGTAGTAAATGTCGAAGCTGAAGATGTAAATGTTCCAGCATTGCCTGTAATATTAACTCCGCTTAATACAGTTGAAGTTGGATTATTATCAATATAACCGTTAAATGACAGTGATTGATCACCTGACCATGCAGGAGTTCCTAATTCGTTCCATACGCCTGCAGATTTATTCCAAATTGTTAAATCAGTAGTAACTGCAACGACTGCAAAATCACCATTAGAACCAACTGAAGGTAAAATACCAGTAAAGCTCAATACTGCTCCAGACCCGCTTAATGTAACACCTGCTAATAGTGTGTAGTCTGTAATAACTCTTGGAACTGCATTAACAAATTGTTGTGTAGTTGCGTTCCATACAAAAATACCGTAGTTGCTGTCTGCTGTATCTACCCAGAATGAGCCATCTACCGGAGCACCGTGTGGAGCATCAGGAGTAGCAATTAACTGACTTGTATCAACATCTGCACGAACAACAAATGCGCGATTACTTACACCTAAATAGCTATAAGCGGCTTGCAATCCGTATTCGTTCAATTCGCCTGCATGAACTGGATTGTTTTCTGCGTCTGTTTGGAATATAGGTGTTCCAAATGTGTCTGATAAATCTTTTTGGCTTGTTAGTAAATATACTTGACCAGCGTTAGATTTTAATGTTCCAGGTGCAATGCCAGTGCCTGCGCCGTTTTGTTTATTTTTAGCTGAGGCAACAACGATTAGGGGAACTGTCCCTGGTGCCGCAGGAGTATAAAAACTCTCATCTACGACTGTTACTGCAACGCCTGGTGAATTAAGTGTAGCCATTTATGTAATCTCCATGAATACGATTTCTAATTGTATTTATAGGATTTTGGCTTTTTGTAGCTGTTAAC